ATTAAATCTAATTTGAACCATTTGTGTTGAAGCATCTTGTTGTGGAAATGGTCTAACATCCCATGCAATATCTAAACTTGTTCCAGTAGTTGCATATGTAATCCCAGTTCCACTACTCCATGTTGTCCAATCCCATCCAGCAATAGAAATTGATGGAGCATTTGGAGTAGAATAATAATTTTGTCCTTCATTTACACCAAAGGTAATTGTTGCATTTGATCCTACATAAACATTATTATATAAAGTCTGTCCCATTAATAGATTGAAGGGTAAGTTCATTCTAACTCCAGCATCATCAACGCCAGCCAAAACATTTGTGCTGGTTCCAATTGTTGCCTGTAATGCATTTACAGCATTTTGAGCATTGTCAATTGCTATGTTTGCTTGGGTTAGTTCGGTTTGAGCAGTTGACTGTGATGACACTGCTTCTGACTTTGCAACTACAACTTCAGATATTGCTGTTTGAGCCTCTGTTATTTGTGTGGCTATATTATTTATAGCGGTAGTTGCAGTAGTTACCGTAGTCTTTGCATCTTGGACTACCTGAGAACTTTGATCTATTGGGGTAACAGATAAATCAACATTACTAATAGTATTAATAACGGTTTGAACATTATTTATTTCTGTATTAGCCAAAGATATTTTTGATGTTATTTCTGCCGTGACAGATTGGGCTTGGGAATATTCGGTTTGTGCTTGTGTTACCTCTACTAAGGCGTTGTTTGTGGCTGTAATTGCTTGCTGGACCTCTGTTGTAGCAGTAGAAATGGCAGAGTTAACTGCTTGTTGAGCAGGACTTACAACAACTTGTTCTTGATTTTCTGTAGCGCCAGCATGGTCTGGTGCCATTATTCCAAAAATTGTTACGCATAAACCTACCCCAAAGGCTATTAATAGTCTTCGTTTTAGTTTACTCAATTTGGGGGCTAACTCCTATGTTTAATTATATGGTTAATTATATCATTTTTTATTTAATTAAACAACAAAAGTGTAATAAAAAAGAGGGCAGAAATTAATCTGCCCCCTAATTTATTAAGAATTTACTTCTTTAGAAGTGCCTTCTGTAGTGCTGCAATCTGCTTGTTGATTGTTGCAATAAGTGCAACGATCATCTTTAGAATTTCAGCATTAGATACAGTAGCAGTTGATTCTGCAACCTTGTATGAAACTACCTTAGCAGAATCTGTTGAAACATATGCAGGTAGATCAACTACTGCATTAAATGCTCCAGCATTATTACCAACGGTAAACTGATAAGTCTTTGATCCGTTTGCAAATGTATCTGTTGAAGTTGCTGTTCCTACTAGTGTCATTCCACCAGCAGAGATTGCTACTCCAGTTCCAAGTGTTGCTGCATCATAAACCTTTGCACCTGAAATATCAGTTGCAGATACAGTTAATTTTGCAATTTCGCCTGGTACATATGAAGCCTTATCAAAGGCTGCTGTGTATTTATTAACACCTTGACCACAACGTGCATCAAACTCATTTGAGTAAATTACGCTTAAATCTGCAAGTGTATGTTTAATACGAACCTTTGTTGAACCTGATGTAGAAGCACATGTCCATCCACCAGTTTGAACCACAGTAGCAGATGATGCTCCTGCAATAGAAACAGCAGTTACTTGTGCATTATACTTTGCAGTATCAGCAGTTGGAGTGATTCCAGCAAGTTGATTTCCAGAAGCATCCTTGACTACAAAGTCATATGTTCCTGTACGTGTTCCGCCTGCTTGGGCAATGTCTTCACCAGAAACTACAATAGATGCAGCCTGTCCAGTAAATGTAATTGACTTAGTTGTTAATATTGTTCCATTGTATGAAACTGTGATTGTTGTTGCAACTGGCTTGTTCTCATTAGCAGTACCCTGCTTAATGTGAAGAACACCGCCTACGCCGTTCTTTGCAGCAAATGAAACTTGTGTGCTTGGAGCACCGTCCCATGCAACAACTGCTCCACCTGTAGCGGATGCTTGTAGAACACCATTAGTTGCAAGTGTGGCATCATATCCGTCTTTTGCAAGAACGTTTAAATATCCTGTTCCACCATTTACAACTGTTGTTGATCCAGTAACGTCTACGCTAGAAGCAAGAGTTCCTTGTGTTGCTGTATCTTGAACACGACCAAAACTGTTTGCTACAGAAAGAATATCTGTCTTTGCAACAGTTCCAGCATAAATTGTCTTGATATCAATAACAGAGATTGCTGCGCCAACCTTTTTCTTTTGAGTTACTGTAATTGTGCCTGAGCCATTAACAGTTAATTTTACATTTGTTGGTAATGAAACTGCTGATGATGTTGTAGCAGTAAATGTAAATGCCTTACCTAGATTGGTAAGTGTTACGCCAGTAGGATTTGCTCCTGCTGCTGTGTAATCAGTAAATGTTGCAGGACCAGAAATTTCTAGTGACACATTGTCATCTGCAGTTGCAGCCAAAGTATCACTTGTAGTTAGTGCAAGTACTGCATTAACTCCAGCCTCTGCTTTAGTTGTATCTGTTAATACTGTTACTCCACGAGCACCTGCAGCCAACGAATCGGATAGTACATATCCGTTAGTTACTGCTGCTGACGCTTGAGGAATTGCAACAAAAAATGTGCTTGCTACCGCTGCAGCCGTAACAAGTGCGATCTTTTTAAATGAATTCATCTTACTCCTTTTATAATTGTTTTTAGATTATGTTTAATCTGTCAAGAAAATCTCTGACATCTTCAGGCATTTCCTTGTTATCTAATTCTACCATAGCCCTCTGCTTCTCTGCAAGTCGTGTAGAGGAAGACCAGGTATGGATATCAATCTCAAGATTAGTATCCTTTGGGGTATGTGATATTGCTCCAAAAACAGCGCCACATACAGCGTCTGCTAAGTCTTTAGATTTTTTTCTAGGGTGATCAACACGATTACCTCTCATTATTTTTAACTCTGACATTTCATCAAGTAGTAAGGGAATCATTGGCATTGCCACACGCTCTTCATAAATCATCATTGCTAAATCTTCATAATGTTTCTTAGCAACAGAAACAGTATCAGTTCTTATTCCAACAGCCTTAAGTTCATTCTGAATATCAAATGATTGCCAACGGTCAAAAGACACAATGCCAATATTAAACCCTTGTCTGCGTAGATTAATAATCCATTGCTTTACCTCAGAAAGATTGACTGGGCCTTCTGACTTTGGTTCCCACCATGCAACTGCATCTACTATTACGATTGGGGCTACTTGTTCATAATCTTTAATTACCTGAATATTTACCCACTTATCTACGTGAGCAATTGCTACCGCACATTTATCGTGTTTTTGTGCAAGGTCAGCATGGATATAATAAACTTTGTCTGGGTCTGGTTTAAAGTTTTCTGAGAATCTTCTAAAACTATCAACAGGGTTTGCCATTGTCATACATTTTACTAATTTATCTTTTTGTTTAAAAAATGCATCTGATGAATATGTTGGTGTACATAAAAAACGCATCATTGCATCTCCAAGATCAGTTAAAAATGCAATCTTAAAATCATCAATTTTACGAGTAGGGTTTACGTCCCATGTTGGACGTTTAAGTGCTAAAACTTTTGGAATTTTGTAAGAAAGAATGTGGTCTTCTTCCCATTGAATTTCAAATTCATTATCTGGTCCTTCTGGAAGTTCTTCATTAATAATAAACTTATGTCTACGTTCTATAGTTTCTTTTTCTGCAATAACAGAATCATATCTTTGAGAAATATAATCACCTTGATAACGTGGGAATGAAAGAAGAACTACCTTGCCAAGATCAGGAAAACGAGAATCTACAGTACCACGAAATGCTTTATAGATATTTTCTGCAGTCTTACCCTGCTCATTACCTGTACCAACTTCAGATGCAAAACCAGAAATTTCATCAAGAACAGCCATGAACAAGTTTAAACCTTCGTGTGATTCTCTTTCTGAGTGTCCAGAATAAACAGTAATTGCTTTATCAAATTCAACGGAGTCTGCTTTTGGATTATACTTTCCAGCAAACCAAGGAGACTTTTCAATCTTAGTTTTAAAACCTTTAAAGAAAACATTCTTAGCCTGTTGTGCGTTAATGGCAACGTTAATAATATCTATAGCATCTCCAGATGGTTTGCCATAGTATGACGCTGGATCTTTGAGACATAATAATTTATATACTACATATGCACAGGCTACTGTTGATACGAAGTCTTTACCGCTACCCTTGCCAAGTTGAAGAATAATTTCATTTTTTGTATATTTATTAAAATAATTTAATCCTTCTACGCTTCCATAAAGTTCTTGTAAATCTTCTTTACGATAAATCTGGCTCATTGCCTCAACAATGTCATATTGAACTGAAGATAGTTGTGGCTGACCTAAATATTCTGGAGACTCAACAAATGTTTTTGCATCAACTGGTTTTTCAACAAAGTGATTCTCTTTAAGAACTTCAAAAAAATCATTGAACATCGTGGACAACTGTAATCACTTCGCCTTCTTTAGCAATAGCCGAAAGCCTTTGCATAATAATATCACGAACTTCTGGGTGTGATGATGCAATATCTCTAAGTATTCCAACAAGAACTTCTTGTCTGCGCTCAATCTCAATCATCTCTTCTGCAAGTTCTTTATTTTCAAGCAGTCCAGCCTTTTGTAGCATATCAATTCTTTTAGATTCAATATCCATTACCAGTTTTATTCCTGCAGTTTTTGCACTAAGATTACTTGTTAGGCTTGACTCATCAATAACTTCGTAGGCTTTTGTAATAAGTTTTGTATAATGTGTATCTGCACCAACAAGCGCTTCTTTAGCACGAGCACGAATAGCATCATTGGCAGATGCCATAACTTTCCACTCATTAATTAATTGAACAACACGAGTACGTGGAATATCAAGTTCTTTAGATATAACTGTTGGATCATTACCCTTTAGGTATTCTGTTACAACAGTATTAACCTGGTCTAGGTGATCTACTAAATCTTTTTCAGTTGACATTTTTTTCCTTTGCTATCTTCAATAATACCAGATATCCTATTAAATCATCAATGTCATTGTCTCCAACATAGTCAGTACCCTTCATAAGTCTGCTTAATTTGTCATCAATTCTAACTCTAAGTTGTTCTACTGGGTCTGCCTTGCTAAAAATTCTAACTGGATCAAGTGCTGAATCCCCATAGGCAATATTTTTTTCAATTAACATACTTGCTATTGAATGACATGCAATCCATATCTTGGGCCCAGAAGGTGCTCCAACCGACCTTAGATATAAATCTTGACAACCAAAGTTTTTTACATCTTTATATACTGGATCAAGTTTCATAGATAGTTCTCCTTATGCCAAGAAACGTAGTTTTTATCAAATTGATTAATGCCAGCCCTATAGTGCTTGGTGTAATCGTTATGTATTTTTGCTGCATCCTTTTGAGTGTATACTATAAAGTTGTCTAAGTTGTTTTCTTCAATTGTTTTAAAAATTGATTTTGTGAAAGTAATATATCCTGTTTGATATATTGAATAATCAACAATGTTGTCATATACTTTATTTGTTTCTTTATTTAAATAATAAATGTTTTTAATATCTGCCAATATATTTTCTAAAAATATGCTTTGTGGCGCTGATGCAAATATCATTTGTGTTAAACCAGAATTTCCTGGCTCTTTTGATACAGCAAAATCTAAATCTAAATCAAGCCATGCATCTATTGGTTTTTTACATACCATGTCAATGTCTGAATAAAAACCACCATTAACATACAGACACATATATCTCCATAATGTTGCTCTCAATAC